GAATTTTTTTCTGTTCAACGAAAATCTATCTACAACACACTTTTTAGCAGTTCTTTTTGAACCACAACCGCTTTATCTCAACATGGTAAATCTACAATACCTCCGTCTTTTCCCAAGATCGACGTTCGTACCTGAACGAGAAGCCACCAACGCCGAAGGAAAACTTTTCTTCTTCGACTGGATCTACAACCGCGCTCTCAAGTTCATGCCCTCAAGCATCGTAGACCAAGCAGCAGCAAACCGCCGCTCCGACAGCACAGACGACGCAGTCATCGCAGACTTCAATCAGTTTGAGCAGCCGCACCATATCATACCGAAAGATCGACACTACCAAAAAGCAGTCGACAAAGTTCGAGACCTAGGAAAGCCAGATCACACTCTGTATCCTATATCGTTTCCTGACCTCAGATACTACCCGTGGAATCTACCACCAAACATCTGCGCACCATGGAACAACAAGGACCACCGCTTTCAGCCCGCATTCCGAGATTTAGATGGAGAATCACAATCTCCCAAACTCATCGAGAAAGTGAAGAGAGGTTTAACCTACTTCATTCGCGGATCAATCAAGGTCACCGAATACTTGCGCATCAAACAAGCGCTTGGCATGATCACAGACTCGAAACCTTCGTTTCACAATCTGTACAACGAGATATTTATATACAATCGGACTCTCATCCACCAGATCAAAGAAGGATCATCACGATTCTTTGATGAAACAGGAACACCAATCGCCTACTACTGGCATTCACTATTCGCACGAGCACACACCGTAGCACATGGAGAACTCGACAAAATTCGAGCTGTCTTTGGCGCCACCAAGCTTCTACTAATGGTTGAAAACATGTTCATCTGGCAACTACACGCCTACTATCTTAACAATCCTGACAAAGGATTCATGTTATGGGGCAGAGAGATAATCCGAGGAGGATGGAAGAAGATACTCTCCGAAACCACAAAGATCGGCAATTTGAACAATTGGCTGAGTCTGGACTGGTCAGAATTCGACAAGAGGCTACTTCACGAGCTCATAGATGAAGTTCACAACATCTGGAGGTCATACTTTGACTTCGCTCGTTACCAACCAACCTCTTTCTACCCGCACGCCAACCCTGGCAATCCCCAACGAATCGAAAGATTATGGAAATGGATGACGTGGTCAATTAAACACACGCCTATCCTTCTTCCAAATGGAGAACTATGGAAATGGAACTACAACGGTTTCGCTTCTGGG